TCCCACCGATATGGGACGGTAATCTCTAACGGCCTGAAATATCTTAGCTGCTGTTTCGTCAAGTGACCATCGACCGTATATGATATTGTCAACATACCAACCATGCTCATTGACCTTAACCACTGCGATCGCTGTGTCGTCAAGTTTAGAATTCTTAGTCTTCTTTTTGTTGACTTCTTCAAATCCTGCCAAGTCAACTGCAATGTAATAATCTCCTACTTCGGGCCTATCTTCACTAAACTGTACCCAGTCTTCCTTAAACATTTCTGACCCACGCGCTTCAAAAGACGCCATAAACTCTTGGCGAAACGCATAAGAAGACATAGACTTTTTAGCAATATCAATTTCGTCCGGGTCCAGCAATGGATTGTCGTAAGAAGTAAAGTGGTATGCAGCGTACGTCGGATCATTGCTTAACTCCGCATATTTGTATAACTCGTAAAAATGATTCCTGCCCATAGGTGTCCCTATGAACATTGCACATCCTTTTTGGTCAGCCAAAGCAGGTCTCAGGATCTGCTCAAATACCTCAGGCTTCATGTCAGCGTACTCGTCCATTACTAGGAACTTGAGGCTAACTCCGCGCATAGTTTCGGGGCGGTCGGCTCCCTTGAGACTGATAGTGGCTCCATTAATAAGCTTAATTTGAAGATTATTAACATGACTACCACTGATAACTTCATGCCCGAGATCGAGAAGGGTGGTCCACATGATGTCTCTGGCTTGTCCCTGAGTAGGTGCGACGTAAAATACATGTCCTTTGTCTGCCTGTAGTGCGTTAACGATTAACATCCATGCTGCTAACCTAGACTTACCCGTACGTCGCCCAGCAGCTACTATTTTAAATCTTGTTTCGTCTGCCCAGACCTGTTGTTGCCAAGGCAGTAGTTCTATATTAAGATCCATTGAAGTTACTAAACGCTGTTGGTCTTTCTAAAAGCTCAAAGGTAACTGCTACTTCCATCTGTCCTGTTGCTGAAGATGCTTGAGTTTTTACAGTATCTCCATTGTGCAAAACAAAGATGCCTTTGTCGTTTTGACCGCCTAACACTTCTTTATTTCCTGCACCGATACTAGTACCGTCAAAGAAGTACATTTGGTCTACACCGCCCGTCTCCCACCAAAGACTTACTTGGTTTGTACTGCCGCCGTGGTTGGCAATAAAAACATACACAATGTGTACCGTATAGCCTGTTGGTATAGTAAACAGCGTCTGTTCAGTAGCATCTGTTAACGTAATGTGTTTTGTATGAAGCATTAGTACAACCAAATCACTGGAGTAGTACCCCTAGTGTCCACATGTACAAACGTATCAGCAATACCCACACCAGTAAAACCAAGGTTCAGAGCATTAGCCACAATAGCGTAGCGGTGGGCGGCATTTGTTATTTTTATGTCAGCCGCGATCCCTTGGGCATGTGTCCCCGGCACTTCCTTTTTTCTTTCAATAGGGTGCTGAGTTGGATGACGGTAACCAGACGTTACCTCAAACGGGAAGCCACATGCACCCCGCAATTGGTCTAACTTCTCTAGGAACTCTTGTTCCATGTTGTTGGTGCCAGTGACCTGACAGTCAAACTCTTCTCTTTTGAAGTGCTTAAGACCCATCTACTACTTCTCCTTCTATGATATCGTCTGGAGTAGTTACTTCGGCAGTACCGACACCTGTAATATTGATTTGTATGGCGTTTCTACCGGTGTCTTTGACTACGTCCTTTTCAAAAGCACCTACTGGTAGTATACGGTCCATCACAAGTTTCCAAGCAGCAGCCTGATTCTTGTGGTCATTGTCCAAAGCAGCATCAAAAATTGTCTCTAGGACCTTACGAGACTTAGGACTAGCCAACATCCTAGCCTTGTACTCATTAATTATCGCTGCGTCACCCTTTGGTCGGCCTACTTGACCCTTGTTTCCGGGTTTTACAGCGGCTACTTCGGACTTCCGGGGTCTGCCACGACCTCTTTTTTTGATTTCAGCGGTCATAACTAAAATTATCCCTCAATATGCCAATAGTATAACATAAGTTGACACAAAAGTCAAGCTATTTTAGAGGTAAAAGCAGTAGAAGTACAAACATGAGTAAAATCAACGGGTTACACGGGCTTAATTTTGGGGTAATTTTCCTAATTTTGACCTATTTTGTGTCTAGGTGGCTACTACAAAAGTACAACACATGTCAACCCCTCCCCCGCCCCATGTTTTTCTAGGGGTTTGACACGGGTCGCGCCTTGTGTTAGCCCCAAGAGTTGGCACGGTTCTTGCATGGGGCAACACGGGGCAACTTGGCATGGGAGTTGCATGGGTTGACAAGTGTGTGGACCTGTGTTGGTCCGTATAGTTGGCACGATTGTTGCTACGCGAGCCTTCTATATCACGCACACACGCGACTAACACGGAATGACACGAGCGGTCAATAGTCCAAACGTGTGAAATATTTACGGTTTACAGCTGGGGCAATCTGTAGTTTACTACACACATGGCGAGACGGGGACCGAAGCCACCCCTAGATGAGAATCATTCTTATGAGTACACTAGACAGAGACACAGCGAAGAAGATCGCAGAGCACTTCACAACTATTCAGGTATGGGAAATGATTGCCCAAGATGAACTAGACAAGGGAGACTACGAGCAGTCCCGTAAATGGTCTAACGTTGCGAACAGGGCCGTCTGTGCACTAGCGGATGACTTCGGGATTGAGTTGCCTGCGTTGTCAATATCACGACGGCAGTTGCGCGATGGTCACAAGTACGGCTGGACAGAAGACGCGGCATAGGAGGTTGACTAATCGCTGGGGATTCGCTAGAGTCTCCAGCTGTGAGTCAACACACGAGCCACAGGAGGCATTGACACATGAGAAAGATCGAGCAACAGATGAACAGAGCTATCGCACGAGGTGAAAGCTGGGCAGGAGGTAACACACAAGTGACACAACACGCCGCAGGCTGTTCTGTGTACCTTCATGGGCATTTGATAGCTGACATTGATAACGACGGTACAGCATGGGCTAATCAACCCACGTTACTAGGTTGGCCCACACGTACCACCATGTCACGTCTGAGAGCATTAGGTGTGGACGTATGCACACGACGTGGAGACATTTACCTGAACGGAGAAAAACTAGCATGAACAACGTAATACAAGAGTACCTAGCACTGGTAGAGCGTACGGTATACCATAGCGACCTAGACGCATTTGACGCGCTAGAGCAGTTGGAGGAGGATTACCCAGAGTTGGCAGACTTGGTCTATCAATCGGCTGGTCCTCTGGCATACGACATACAGAACAACGAGGTGACATCATGAACTTTGGACACTGGACAATCTGGTACAACCACGAGCAACACGTATGGGACATCTACGACGGACGCAAGGGGTTCAAGTACCCAGAATACACCATCAACAACTACAGCGGACTCATGAACAAACTACGGGACCGCTTGGGATTCCTAGACACTGACAAGAACCACCGGAGATTCTGGCGTGTGATGCGTTGGTGGGACAGACTACGACACGGGAGGCGCTAGACATGGAACTATTGATGACTGTAGCACTGATGGGGGCCTGCTTCGGCTTCGGCTGGATAGTCGGACATGCCACAGGTTACGAGAGAGGTAGAAACGAATGGCCACGATAACAGAGAAACGGAAGTATCTTAGCTTACTGGAGAAGATCGGGACTTTTAATCTTCAGTGGAGCATGGAGTACCCCACGCCATACATGAGCAAGGTCCACGTGCTACTGCATGGGGTTGAACTGCGGCGACGTGGGGAAGACATACCGACAGACATCAAATGGCCGGAGGTGACACAGTGACACTAGAGGAAGACGCTAGACGCTACGTGGAGGCCCTACGGTCTCCAGCGAACGGCTGGGGTAGACACATGGTGCCCTTCAACTGGAAAGACAGGGAGGGTAAACTGGTGGAGGACTGTACAACCACGGACAGCTGGCGTTCCTACATGGGCAGACGCTACGGCGTACAGGAGACGGACAGAGCGATACAGGAAGCACTAGGCCAGTCGTTCACCCATAGGGGTACGACGTGGTTTTATGACGGGACGGAGTCGCAGACTGCGTCTACAGAGGAGGACTAAAGCATGGGCGAGGTTTACGAGTGCACAGAGTGTGGCGAGTGGTACAGGAACGAGGCCCACGTGCTACACCTAGACACGATGGACACACACGTGTGCATCTACTGTGCTGAAGACTTGGGACTTTTTGAGGAGGACTAGAGAATGTTCGAGAACTGGCAACCATTTTGGGACGTGTTGATCTTGGTATCAGCATCTGGTATACTCACGACTTGGCTATATGTGAAAGGAGAGCTTGACGAGTGAAATTGTTTATCTGGGCCATTACATCGCCACTATGGGTTCCGTTGTGGCTGTTTTACGAGTATACTGTGGGGTCTAGTTCTTCAGTGTATGAAGACGATCCATTACATGACGACGGGGAGGTATAAACGATGACTAGAGAAACATGGGAGATGTGGGCAGACGAGTATCAGGACTACTGGGAAGCTAAAGGCAATTACGCCGAAGAGTTCGAGCAGGACGACATAGACGCATGGAAGGAGGAGGAGCAGAAGGTGATAGACGAGTTAATACAACGGATGCAGGGGGCCTACAATGACGTTTGAGGAATACGAGCAGGGTTACTACTCTGGTGACTCTGAGGACCCCTCAGGGCCTCCAGAGGACCCAGAGATGCACGCCATGGTTGAACACTTGGTGGAGTTTGATACTGAGATGTACCGACTAGAAAGCCGGAGAAAGTACAAAGGCTTGTCATACAAACACCTTGAGATGCTCATGGTGGAGCTACATGGGAAGGAGTGGAGAGATGCGCTGTAAGGCTTGCGATAGAATCCTAGAGGAATCAGAACTGACACGGAAGGACACACATGGTGATTTTCTTGATCTCTGCGGTATTTGTCTTTCTGCTACTGCTTCTGCGGGAGTAGATACAGAAACTATGGAATATTACCAATATGAGATATTTACAGAGGACAAAGATTATGATACCCTCTACTAAGGTATACTTAGGTATATATACTAAAGAAGAAGCAGTAGTAGTTACTACAGGAGTATAACTTATGTTAATCGACGAGAAGTCAATCTATGAGGTCACAGGTGGCGACTACAGTGTGTACTGCTTCGGCTACACACAAGCCCGCACAGTGACCAATGACATCATGAAGCGTGACCCATGGGGTGGTATACCCTTTGTGATACGTAAGGACCTTGAGGTGTCCTTTGACGACAAGGGCAACGTGGTTATGCCTAGGGTGGTACTTGATAAAATCCTATTTATAGCCAGTGATGAGCTACCGGAGGGTGACGAGTGAACAGGCACATAGTACACGTAGTGTATAAAAAGGCGTATGCCATAGACGTGTTGGCAGACAACGAGGAGGAAGCACGAGCAAGAGCAGAGATAGAAGCACCTGAGAGGATTGCGAACGGCATTGCACGACTGAAGCACGTTGAGTACGAGGTGTACGACATATTTGAAATGAGCAGTGACGAACTACCAGAGGGTGAACAGTGAAACAACCAGAGAACAGCCACGCGAAACACTTCGGTAACGACGGACCTATAGGTAACGACGCTGAGATCATTGTGTACTATGAACAACACGGGCCAGCAGAGCCAGTCCTACGCATACCCTTTTGGTACTGTAAGGACGAATTAGGGTTGTTTGAGAACTTTGAGGCGGCAGTACGTAGGACAGCCAAGGCACTCGCAGAGTCCTACACGTACTGGCCCGAAGGATACGTCCATGTGCAGACAATTATTAACGAGGAGTACGTAAATATAATATGATGACGGAACAGCAGATAGAACAATGGATACGGGACAACCCGTGGAAAGCTAACGTGATCTATCCTGCTGGGGGTATAGGGTTTATGATGTTTGTCATGTACACCTGCATACAAATCATAGATTCTTTTTTGACAGGTAGTTTCATATAGTGTATACTATTAGTATGTCTTGGGGAAAATCCAAGACTAAACCAAAGCAACCAACGGAGATTATTCCATGACAGCAACAACAGTAGAAGGCGTAGTTAACTTCAGCAACTTGACCGCACACGATGTGTTCAACGGTCAGTCAACTGGAGCCTACTGCATGACAATCACATTGTCAGAAGACGACGCTGCAGAGCTTGCAGCCAACGGTGTCAAGATCAAGGACTACCAAGGCAACAAGCAACGCAAGTTCAAGTCAAAGTACGAGATCAAGCGTTTCGACGCAGAGGGCAACCCCTACACCGGAGAAGTTCCATACAACTCCAAAGTCCGCCTGAAGTACAAGCTGGGACAGCCTCACCCAGTGCATGGCGTAGCGACCTACCTTGAGGCGGTCAAAGTCTTAGAAGAAGCAGAAATGACTACGGCTGATGCCGCAGACTTCTAAGTTCCTCAGACACGAGAGTTGTCCGGAGTGCGGTTCTTCGGACGCTCTCGCTATCTACGACGACGGGGGCCAACACTGTTTTGGTGCCGGTTGTGACTATCACGTTCACGGTGGAGACCATGGCATGACCTCAGAACTACCTAAGGCCAAGCCCCTGAATTTCAAGGGAGTGGTCTCAAGCATACCCCAACGGCGCATATCTCAGGACACCTGTGGGCGCTACGGGGTCACCGTGGAGTACTCTTCCACAGGTGAAATAGAGAAGCACTACTACCCCTATTACGACCTGTCTACGGGTGACCTGTGCGCGGCAAAGGTACGCGAGGTCAAGACCAAAGGGTTCATGTCCATGGGGGACGTAGGCAACGTCGGATTCTTCGGGCAACAGCAGTGTAATAGGAACACCTACATCACGATTACTGAGGGGGAGTTGGATGCCCTAGCAGTCTACGAGATGTCAGGGAAACAATGGGACGTGGTGTCTCTTCGGTCGGGCGCAAGTAACGCCGCCAAGGAGATCAAGGCCCAACTGGAGTGGCTCGAAGGGTACGACACAGTGGTACTCTGCTTTGACAATGACAAGGCAGGAGACGAAGCAGTAGAGCAGGTGAAGGACCTCTTCAGTCCTGACAAGCTGAAGATCTGTAAGCTACCGCTGAAGGACGCCAGTGACATGCTCATGGCAAACAGGGTCAAGGACTTTACGCAACACTGGTGGAACGCGAAGGTCTACAGACCCGACGGTATCGTCGCCGGTACTGACACATGGGACAAGCTGGTAGAAAAGAGAAACGTAAAGTCAATACCTTATCCATGGGAGGGACTGAATCACATAACTAGAGGGCATAGACCGTATGAACTCGTTACGATCACTAGCGGCAGTGGTATGGGAAAGTCCCAATTTATCAGAGAAATCGAGTATGATCTTTTACGCCGATGCGAAGGCAATATTGGAGTCTTGGCGCTTGAGGAGGATCTGGCCCGAACAACGCTTGGTATCATGTCGGTGGCGGCAAACAGGCCCCTTCACTTGGAAGAGGACACGCCTGTGGACGAACTTCGACCGTTTTGGGAGACCACACTGGGAACAGGACGTTACTACCTATTTGACCATTGGGGGTCAACGTCGGCTGATAACCTCCTCGCCCGTGTTCGCTACATGGCAAAAGCACTTGACTGCCGGTACGTCATACTGGACCACCTGTCCATCGTCGTCAGTTCTCAGGAGTCAGGGGACGAACGGAAGGCCATTGACGAAATCATGACCAAGCTGCGGACTCTGGTGGCTGAGACAGGCATCAGTCTGTTCCTCGTGTCACACCTCAGGCGATCCCAAGGTAAAGCACACGAGGACGGTGCTCAGATATCCTTGGGTGAACTACGGGGTTCACAGGCAATTGCACAACTGTCTGACATTGTCATTGGCATGGAGCGTGACCAGCAGAACGCTAACGAAGACATCAGGAACACGACTACTGTTCGAGTCCTGAAGAATCGTTACACGGGTGAAACAGGCCCTGCTTGTTGGTTGGCCTATGACAGAAACACAGGTAGGTTGTCGGAGGTGGCTTGTCCAGACATAGGGGACGACTTTTGATTTATTTGGACTTGGAAGCTGACGGCCTCAACCCAACACGCATTTGGTGTGTCGTAACACGGGAGAATGGAGTAAACACCGTACATAAGACCCCAGACACCCTCTGTAAGGCTCTAGAAGGCTCTGTGAGCGTCGTTGGACACAACCTGATAGGTTACGACCTCCCAGTGCTAGAACGTCTCTGGGGCGTTTCTGTGGCCCCTGAGCGCATAGTGGATA